TTCTTTACAATTTTTCCCGTCCCCAGATTCTTCACTTTAAACATTTTCATCTCCGGTTGTTTGCCTACGCTTTGAATTCTACGCTTACTTTACATCTTGTCAAGTGTTTTGGTGAATATATTTTTATCTATCCAAGGTATTGACAGGTTGTAAATGTGCGCTCAGAATACGCGGTATGTATATGACCATCAAAGAGGCGCACAACGCGCTGGACGTATCCCGCCAGTGGCTACATCACCTCGTCACTACCGGACAGATCACCGCGACCACAATCTACGGTAAGAGGCTGATTGTTAAGGATAAACGGTTTAAAGAGTTACAAAAGGCTCGGAAACAGTGAGTTTCGCCTACCTCGCGCTCTACACTGGGGACTACCTGCGCGATACGCGCCACCTGTCGTGCTGTGAGCATGGCATTTACCTGCTGTTCCTGATGCACTGTTGGGACTCGCGAGCGCCGGTTCCGCTGGACGAACGAAAGCAGGCCGGCATATGCGGCGCCAGATCGGGCGATGAGATCGAGGCAATGAGGCGCATCCTGTCGGAGTTCTTCATTCAGATGGACGATGGCTGGTATAACCGCCGAATACAGCTTGAAATTGAGCGTTCTCAGGCTATATCAGCTAAGCGTAAGGACGCGGGATTTAAGGGGTATCAGGCAAAAGCTAAGCAATTGCCTGGCAAAAGCTCAGCAAGTGCATCTACACCACCACCACCACCATCTCCACCACCAGCACTAGGTTCTACGGGTCACTCTCTATCAAAAGTCAAAAACAAGGCGCAAGCGCCCTTCGTGCTGCCTGAAGAAATACCAAAAGAGCCGTGGGACGCATGGGTGGAAGCCCGCCAGAAAATGCGCAAACCCGCGACAGACTACGCCAAGCGCATCGCGCTCAACAAGCTGAAATACCTTGCCCGCGACGGTCATCCAGCCGGTCAAGTTCTCATGCAGTCCGCCTTCAATGGCTGGGCTGGATTATTCCCCGTTAAGGAGCAAAAATGAGCAAATTCGAATGCCCTGAATGCCACACGCAATTGCATCACACAGCGCGCTACTGCGGGTGCGGATGGAAGCGAGATAACCCGTTCAATGCGCCGACGCCAATCGTGGACTGCTCGCACATGGGTTGTCGATCGCCAGCAATGTGCAAGATCAAAACAAAAACAGGATGGGCTAACCTCTGCCACACGCACTACGACAAACACTTTGCCGATGAAGCACACGCCAGTCTCGATAAATACGGCATGGCGCGGTTGGCGGATGAGTCAACAGCCGAACACGTTCTAAGGATGCGTGAATTCGTTCGAAAGGGCGTTCGAAGCATTGGGAGGCAACCATGAAACTCAACCTAAAGCAAGGCGAGCACATCCGCATCAAGCACGACTCCGGCCAGCCGTTCATGGTCTACATCGAACGAGGAGTTATCCACATCTCAGCAACGCCGGGAATAACGCGCACTCAGTTGATTATTAAAGATAAGTCTGTGGATATTGAGCGCGTAAAATCAGCAGACTGATTGCCTATGTTGACAACCGCACAGACAGGGAGTAAAAAGCTAGCGCATTAACTCGCGGAGTTACGGCCAATGCTGAAACCGACTCAGGATTACATTCTCGTCAAGCCGATCGAGCGCAAGCAATCATCGGTATTGCAGGTAATTCATTCGGAAAAGCATTGTCGCGGTGAAGTGATCGCAGTCGGCCCGGGTAAACGCGATAAGCGCGGGAACATCAAACCGATGGACACCAAAGTCGGCGATATCATCGCTTTCGGTGATGGTAACTTCGACTTCTACCCGTTCTACAAAGTAGACAATCCTGACGGCACATCAACGACTTACCGCATCATTCAAGAGGCGGATATTTGCTTTGTGGATGATGGTGTTGGTGTTGGTGATGTTGCGGTGGCTGCATGATAAAAAGCTACCCGCCTCACACAACGACAAGGGAAGATGCGTTTAATCCTTTGGCCGTTCATGTTCCATGCGTTCTGTGCGGAGAGATTTTCAGGTCAAAGCCTGAGCCGTTGTTCGATGCCAATGGCAACGTTTATTACAAACTTTCCTCGCCAATTAGAGACGTTTCGCGTGAAACTTTAGCGGCATAACTTTCAATAACTTAGCGATTAGGTGAAATGCCATTCGTAGCCGGCCAAGTAGCAAATCCATCGGGTTCTCAAAAACGCCGCTTAATCACCAATCGACTTGAGATCGAATTGCTTAAAGCGGTTGACGATGGCGACAAAATCAAGGCTCAGGTCATCGCGGAAAAAGTTGTTGATAAAGCCGTTGCTGGCGACCCTTGGGCGATTCAGTTTGTTGTTGAGCGCACCGAAGGAAAGCCAGATCAAACCGTCAACATCACGCGCCATGTGCGAGAGATAACGGATGCAGACCTCGCAGATATCGCGGCAGGAAGCGGCGAAGGAATTGCTCTCCCGCAGGATGGCGCGAAAGTCCCTCCCGTCAACGCCGGTCGTTTTGTAGCGCAGAATCGGCGCGGGAGAAATGTTCGCGTTCGCCCATTCATTCTCATGCCCCTCATCAGCGCCCTCAGGCACCAGCCATTTGGCTTTAGCCGCAAGCGCATAGCTCTCGGTAATGCACGTATGCCAGAAATTCAACATGCGCTGCGGGTCTTTGGCGAATTCAACCAGGCCAAACTTGCGGCGGTATCCGTCGATCACGGCCACGATGCCATACACCGGCACGACCGGAATATACAGCCCCGGAATATCCTTTTCCTCCAACACATCCACGCTCGTCTGCTTCTGCCACTTAACCTGCGTTTTCATGCTATCGCGGTCGCCCGCAACCGTCAGGCCAAACGATGCGATGATCGCCGCATTTCGCTTGAATTCGTCATCCCACATAATCGAGCCATCGGACAATTTCAGCAGCTTCGCCTTTACGCGCTCCTTGTAGTAATACTCGGCAACGCGCACGTTATCCTTGCTCATCCAGTCGGGATCTGAGTCGCCCGCACCTGAGGCAATGAAATCGGCAATAGCCGCGCCGGGAAACTCGCGCTGGAATTCTTTAAGCGAATACTGCGTAGTCAGCACGCAACGGCTCGCATCGCTGCCATCCGGCTCGTGCGACATATTATCGAAATACACCGAGAACGGGTTATCGATCGTGTCGTAATAAATGTCCTGGTCGAATGAGTCTGGGCGAATGTAATCCGTGCGCAGTCGCCAGTATCCCCAGCCAATGCGCAGCGCATGGTCGAATGCGGTATCAAATGCGTGGTCAGCGTTGGACATGACCTCGACGTGTCGGCCAATGCCGGTGACTACCTTGGCAATCTTTACATCGCCTTTGCTGTCAACCGGATGCGCCTTACCGCGCGGGCGCTGCTGGCGCTGATTGTTGGCTACCTGGCGAATGTATGAATCCAGCTCGTTCACAGTCAACTGCGGGCGCTCTAAGCCGCGCGACACGGTAGCGTAATCAGGCCATTGCTTGCCGTAGCTGAAGCGATAGTTTTCCTCGCCGCGCGTGCGGTTATCGTTCTCTGCGTCCAGAACGTCATCAACGAATGCAACGGCGTCGTTTACGTCAGCCATTTTGCGCCCTTGCGAATTCGCGAACTTTTTCTATCGGCATGACTTTGAATCCGTCAACGCCATCTTGCAGCGCGTGGTAATTGAATCCCGCCTTACCTTGCAACAGCGTATGCGTTTCCCCGCGATACCGAAACATAAATTTATCATGCGTAATGTCGTATGCCGGCACAGCCAGCCCTTTGCTGAAATACTTTTCTTCCGCGCTCATGGCTATCCCATCCATCCTACCGGCTGATCGATGTATGGCTGCACGGTTTTCTTGCGCGCCGGTGCAATGTGTTCAAGTCCGCGACCGATCAAGCTAAATACGTCCACTGCATCATCGTATTTCCCTGATGGAAATTGCAGCAACTGCCTCTCAATGTCTGCACGCCATTTCGTTCCGCGCGGCAGCATGATTGCTTTCACTGCCGACAACGCTTGTATAGAGCGCGCGCGTATTTCCTTGTCGCTTATGCTCGGCAACCATTCGAGCCTGCACTGTGCATAACGGTCAACCATGCGCTTATGCAGGAACGGCTCAATTGCGCGGCGTATCGGCCCAGCCTCACCAAACCACACGAGCGGTTTCCACATGCGTATCAAATCGCACTGCGCCTCAATCCACACATCTGATGCTGTCTGCCCGCGCCACCAGTCCAGCACGTAAATATTCCCGCTAACGTCCATGCCGAATACGCCATGCTCGGTGAAGTCTCCTCCGCCCTCAGTAACGGCGTAATCGCTCGCGCCGTAAACATGCAGCCCTTCGGGATGCTCTGTGTATTCGCTGAAGTTTTCCTTCTTGAAATAATCACCCTCATCAGGCACCGGCTCTTGCTGGTAGAGCGCATTCCACGAGCGCGTATCCTTGCGCGCGGTTTCAATCATTTCCTCAGTGAACCACTCAGGCCATAGCCTCT